CAGATCCATAACAACATTATAAACACTTGGATCACCATTATTGGGCATAGTTGAAAGATCTTTTACCAATGGATCCCATGCTATATTAAGACGACCTTGATGATATTTACTCTTGATAACTTTAATCTTAAATATAATATCACCACGCCAATTTTCGAATAACTGAGAGGCATGGCTCATTGGTGTACCATACGTTTCTACAGCAGCTCCTACTGCCCTTTGCACCCACAAATTTGGAGTAACAAAGGAAGTGAATAAAATAGCATTTTCTGCACTAGTTGTAGCCCACAGTGAACCAGTTAAAAAACTCTCTCTACCAACAAATGATTTAATTGTCAAAGGGTCACCTTCATCTATACCATCAGTTTTAGTGGAAACAGTTACTTCTTGCATAGGTTGCAAACTAAGTTTATTAATTGGTTCACTAATAGTACTAGAAGCTAGCGTATGAAAAGCTGTTGGTTTGTAAGGCTTGACATCATCAGTAACGGGAACATTAGTAAATCCAAAAAAGTCTGCTACTTTTCCAAGAGACTTACTAAACCCTTGCACTGACATAGCTAAACTGCCAATATCTGGGTCGTCTTTAAGTTCACCAGAGATACGAGATGCGACACTACACGCTTTACCTATCGTACCCTGTGTTACCTTAGACTGCAGAGTCGCTACGCTTGTATTACCAGTTAATTCAATCTCATCCATCCAGGCATAAACAATAATTGTTACACCAGCTGTGCTCACACCATTAGCTGACCTCAACGTAGCATACTGTACCAAATCGATGGTTCCAAGATTATCCAAATCAGAATTATTCTTCATTTGAATAAAATCACGGCACCAAGTGAATGGTAATACCATTTCCTCTGTAGATGTTTTTTGAGGGTCCAACCAAACGTGTGGTTTTTGTGATGATAAAACTTGGTAGCCTGCATCATAAGTGTTAGATTGACCAGCTCTATCCCAAACGGAGTAACCAAAACCTGGTGTATAAATAGCTGCGATCGAACCATAATAAAATTGTGATGCATTAATTGTAAACTTCAAGTGCAGTTTACCACGCATGTACGCATAATTCAGAATTTTATTTTTAATTGAAGCTATATTAAAGAACAAACGCCATGGTTTATACGAAACTTTTAAAGCACCAGATTCATTTTCGGCCCAAGTATAAGTAGCTATTTTAGCAGGTCTTTTAAGATATTTCCCAAGAGTAGTATTAACTACTTCGTTAGAAGCAACCATATCTAGATCTGTGGAGATATCAATTGGACTATTAGTAATTTCATTAACAAATTTAATAGTTTCTTGATCCACTGCCACATTCTCTTCAATAGGGTCTGCTTCTGACATAACTTTGTCCTCGATATCTTTATTAAAGTCCTTCGAGGCAGGACTTGTTTTACTTTGATAATTCGCGAGTATTAAATTCTTAGGATGTTGATTTAACTCATTATTTACATCCGCACTCCTTTCTTCGGGTGGCAACCGATCCCTTTCCTGAATAGGAACTTCGAGGAACGCTCTGGTGGCCAAACTCTGGAATTCCACTCTCAAATCGTAAAGGGGGAGATCCTCATCAGACTTGCAGTAACTAACTCCAGAGGTGATATTTTGGCTACGACCCATCACGGCCGCTCGACCTAAAAATAAATCGAGATAATAATCATAATCTTTGAAAGGTTGTTGCGCAATGTACACTTCTAGTTCTTCTGACCTTGGTGCACACAACAAAATCTCTCTCCATTTATTAAAGAATTTTCTTCCATACATGAAAGAATCCATAAGAGTACTGGTCATTGCTTGAAATAACTGATAGTCTTTATGGACTGTCTTACTTTCGATCTGGTAAGTTAAAGTCCTACATAAGGATTTCAACTCTAACGGGGCGAAGACATAACCCGTTTCATCATCTTCAACAAAACGCCTCTTTAAGAAAGTAACATCAGTAATATCTATATAAGGTACAGATGCTGATTCTTTATCTGCCATCGTATAACCAACTCCCAAAAATTCAAAAACCTTGGCTATATTAGTATGATTATACATTTCATGTTCCTCTGCCACAGCTACCACATGATCATCACCTAAAACCACTAATTCTACATTGTCAAAAAACGTCTCAATATCATATCCACAGCAAATGTAAGCATACGACAGATACAAAACATTTACAAAACAATTTAAAATAGTGGTCATTTGATGTCCAGACACTTCTGAAGACAAAAATGTAAAATTACTACCAAAGTAATCAACACATGGGTTACAAATTTCTCCTTCTATTACTTCTAAAACAGTCATCTCCGACTCTGTGTAACCTGCTTTTTTACATAACAATCTAATCACTTGAAAAGCATACCTCAAAATGACAAAGTGCATACGTTTGTCAAAGAAAGCATAGTCCCCTGCTATAAAATTACAATCGCCAAAACGAGTAAGACATTTATACAATTGTCCCCATTCTAGAGAAAAATGGTTCATGCCTACAGCACACTTAAATAATCTTCGATTCCTTTGCACAACTCGACAAAAGGAGGCTAAAAACATACGAACTATAATTAACAAAGGAAGAGGACAGCTATAAAAAACCCTAACTTTATTCATTTCAGCTTTCTTATGGGAGATGGGTTCATCTTTAAGATTTGCACTAAAAATGCAGTGCGGGCGTATGCCCTTCTCCATCTTCTCTAGTGCTATCTCAATATCTCTCTTAACTTCTGGTTTAAAAACGGCTTTACCATCGACAATATCGATATAATGCATTTTACATTTCTTATATGGAAAACCCATTGATGTCTGTTTATTTATAGCATCTACAAAGTTAACACCATCAGCTCCATTAACAGCTGTTTCATAATCATAGACTTGCAATAAAGCCAACTCCTCTTCTGGGATAGTTTTAATAAGATAATTATAAAAATTCATTGCCGCTTTCATTAAAATTGCTTCGTTAAAGTTCGTCACGGGAGTAACGATCTCTTTTAGCGAGAGTTGTTGAGGTTTCCATTTATGCATAGGAGGAGCCGTATAAAAATCACCAAACCCTGGTAGAGTTAAAATATAATCATGGATAGATGTCTTAACAACACTAGATTTATACCTAATGTTATGCGTTACTAACTCACCATGATATACAATATTTGGAGAATCATGGAAATCTATAAAAGCGACATCTTTATTTTGATACTGTACATCCACTATTTCCCCAACAGAACATCCAGAACCATACTCATAATCAGAATTCAATATGGGTGAAGCAAATAAATGATAGCCTCCTTTCACACTGTCCATATTTATAGCGGAATGAATGCCTAGTAATAAAGGCCCTCTCTTTGTTTCTGCGAATAATAGAGCACCACATTCACCATCACTAGTTGGGGATTTCGAAAAACTCTTCCAAGCTTTAAAAATATCTCCTGTTTCGGTTCTAAAACGTGACTGTTCAATATTATAAACACGGTGTTTCAGTATGTCACCATTTTCTTGTTTTATTAAGTAATAACCATCTAAGTGTCCTGTAATCTCACCTTCAGGTAGAGCATTATACAAACTTCTACGGAGATTAGAAACAATCGCTGGTATTCCTTTTGTCATTATTATACTAACATCTCTACCTGGCATATCAATAAACTGTGAAGGTTCAATAGTCAGTGTTGATTCAATCTTATTTCTTTTACGAGACATAAAAGTTAAACACAATTTCATCGGCCCTTTTTGATTGATATGTTTATTCACCAGAATAGCATCATTACCCAGAATCAGCCCTCTTGTGGTATTGTTTTTCCCATCACATATTATGTTAACAAGAACCATATTGGTACATATAGCAGAATCCAATTGGCTTAAACTTGAAAACCCAGCGGGTTTAAAATTGCTAGAAGTTAACCCCTCATTTGAATATTGCCATACATTCTGTATCTCAGACTCATCTTTAGGTTCTGGCTTTACTAGGTAATCTGATAAAGATTGAAGCTTGGATCTCGCACTATCATCTTCTTTCTTGAAAAATACTGTATCAATTAACTTCTTTGTACCAAAATATCCTGCAATAGCACTAAAACCAAACATCGCTACGTACCATTTGTTCTTAAAAAGCCAGGTAGTTTTAAAAGCCTCTCCAGCTTCACGAAACAATTGTCTACGGATACTGGGCTCGTAAATATAAGGCATGACATAACTAGTGGCGAACGACTTAATTACTGCTAAATCTTTTAAATACCATAAACTGACCCTAACAATCCGATACTGAAACCAAAGAGAGATTCCAAAGCGTATGAAAAACCGCATCACACGATCTGTAAAGGGAGTATGTTTATTATTCATACTCTCCATTGCAATCTCAGACATGCCGATTTCTTGGTCCTGTGTATAATGATATTCATACCACGACAAAAATTTTGGGAATTCGACTCTAATAAAATCGTAACCTTTATCCTTGGCACTATCTAAAAACTTACTAATTGCCTCAAAACGAGTTGACTCTGGAATCTCGCATTTCATAGTATCCCTCATAAATGCACTCATAAAAAACATCAGGTCTACCAAACTTTGTTCATCTTCAACAAAGGTCGTAGGTAACGGAAAATCTTTTATTGGTTTATAATTTTTCCATAATATGGGTGCAATAACTAATTTATTATATGTAGCGGACGAAAATAAATCTTGATATTTGAGTTTACACTTACAAAATGCCATGGGAAACTTACACTCCATACACATCTCATTTTGCATCTGGTTTCTTTTCACGAACCAAGTCTGCTCTTTATTATGTTCAACTGCTATAGGTATCAACCATTTTAAAAATTCCTCCCAGGTTTCAAATTTATATTTCTCAACCCAGGTTGCTTCATTTTCATTCCTTTCCTTTTGAGAATTACTATGGTTCTTCTGAGGTTCTGATATTATGAAGCGCCAGTAAGGACAATACATTGGATTTTCTTTCAACAATTCAGGGTCAGGTTTCAATAATCCATTAGTATTTTTATATTCCTCTTTTAATTCAACGGTTAAATGAATAAAACGCCTCATAACAGCAAAAGGGGAACTGAACATATCTTTAATATGCAAATCTTTGACGTTAGTAGAAACTAACAACAAAGACGGTCTGAACGGAACTTTACCTTTATCTGACAAATCTGCCATAGGCATATTGAAAGGAATATTGTTCCGCATTTTTATCAAATCTTGTATGCCTTGATCTGGTTGTGCTTTATTTAGAATCATCTGAGCGGCGTCATCGATTATAACAACTGCTTTACTCTCATTAAAACTATCATAATGGAGAGCATTTCCTTCTCGGATATAAACAAAGTCTTGACTAGGGTCATAATTCAACGCAGCACTTAATGACAATCTGATGACAGTCATTACATCAGTTTTACCAATACCTGGAGGACCATATACAATAATCCCTAGAGGGCTCTTGCGAATTCTAGAAGTAGCATTTAAAACTTTTTGCTTTGTTCTCCTTACAATAGCTTGACTTAATATCTTTGAAATATTGCTACGAGCCAACTCATTTATACTTGTTTTTACCAACAGCTGCCCTTCTTCAATACACTTATCTAATGCTTCTATAATCTCAGAGGAAGTTTTTCCGCACACTTCTGGACAATTCACTGCTTCATATTCAGCTAATGCTAGTAATAATCTAGTGTTCCAATCACCTATTGAAGTGCCATCAACATAAAATGGTAATAAAGACCCAGTCATAATCGACTGGGCTCCAACTTTTATGGAGATAGTAATGACGCCTACTATAGCGTCCACGAATGTTAAAGCTTCCCATGCAGAAGGATAACAATTCTGTTCAAACTGATTATACAGAGATGAATTAAACTTTAGCCCTAATTTATAATAAATAAGATGTGCTACGGTATGCGTTAACATTCGAATATATCTCTTACCTATAAGTGTATCTTTCAATTTGTCATAATGCAAGTAAAGATTTTCAAGAGTTTCATACCATTCATCCCCTTGCAATTTTATAAATTCGTCTAAACGTAAAAAATTTTCTATGGCTAGAGTCAACACACTTTGTCCCGTAACAGCTCTCACTGTAGCTAAAGTATGTTCAATTAAATCACATGGGGTTTTACTCCTTTGCACGTTTCTAAAGTAATAGAGAAGATTCTCTAAGAAGAATAACATTTGGCTGAATTCTTCTGTTATAACACCATCTTGAGGGTGTATACGGTAAGCTGATAATACAAAGGAGTTATCTTTTTCTACTTGAAGCTTACCAGTTTTGCTGTTAATAATATTCCAATAACATTTAAACTCACTATCAAATTCAATACAGCAACAATTGAATTTAGGATAAAGACAGCGACCACACAAAGTCCTCAAAAAATCATAAATCTGTAAGATATCAGTAACTTTTATGACTACAGTGTACCTGTCTGCAATATCTAACATATATTGCCTTCCTGCGTTACAACATCTGCCCCTACAGACGTAACGCGGTTTGTCCTTAAATGGAAATGTCTTTGTACGAATATTTGCGCAACAAGCGAAAATATTCTTTGGGGGTTTCATACTATAATCTTGTGCGGAATCAACACAAGCTACCATATAGTAATAATCTTCATTGAACTCACAATACAATTGTGGCTCACTCAACTTTGATTCCTTAAATCTCAATTGACTACGTGAAAATGCCGTTAAGTCCCGGACAATGTCAATTGCTTTTCGTTTTTTAATTAGGAAAGTGGATTCACTCACTATTCCCGTGCGCTCTAAGAATTTTGTAGATCGTTGCATGTTTTTAGTTGTACTTAATTCTTAAAAAAGGATATTATTTCTCCCGCCCTTGGATAGTCTTATAACGACAAGACATCGACCACTCGGATTTACACCGTGTGGTAGTAAAGTAAAATATACATAGGTCATGATCTTTCTTAATCAATGAATTCAACATGGCTACTATCATTGATTAAATATGTATACATACTTTGCGTGCTTTTATAAAATAGATAATATACAATATGTAACATAAATATAAACTAATAATAAAGATTAATAGGATCTCTGCCCGTCAACCAGAAACCTCTAATTATCTAGGTGAATCAAAGTCAGCATTATATGACGCTCAACTGACTTTCCTTTAATGATAAAGAGAAGGGTACAACCTTCACCTAATAATCAATATCAGAGCTTATATAAATGGTGTTTTATTTTTTAAATTTTTATTTTT